GGCCGAGAAAGAGCGGGCCGATGCTGCCGAGAAGTCCGCTCAGAACGCCCGCAAGGAAAATGCCTATTTCAAGGAGCTGGTGAAAAGCGCCGAAGCCCAGACCTCTAAGGACGCGAAAAGGCGGGAAGAAGCAGAAAGCCGCTATGAATCCGCTCTTGCCGACATCAGCGGCCTGAAAGAGCAGAACGCCAAGCTGAAAGAGCGCGCCGACTCTGCCGAAGCCCGGGAGGAGGAAGCCTGGAAGCTGAACGAAAAGTCCCAGCAACGGGCCAAGGACGCGGAGAACCAGTTGGTTGGTTCCCGGCAGGTGGCCGAAGCGGCCAGACTCCGGGGCGACAAGCTCAAGGCCGAGAACGACGCGCTCAAGAAGCAGCCCATCACTGCGGTGGTGGACAAGGAAGAGGTGGAGCGTCAGGCCAGGGAAATGGCCGCCGAGATGACCGCCGACCTGCGGGCACAGCTGGAACAGACCGCTTCCGGCAGCGAACAGGATGCCCACAGCTCCTATGACAACGTACTTTTGGCCGACCGTTCTTTCCAGAACATCGGCAAAATGGTGATTCCGTCCCTTCGCAAGCTGCCGCAGGAGCAGCGGGAAGCCGTCGCCAATCAGCTCATCCGTACACTGGGACAAATTCAAGGGGAGGTATCACAATGTCTGTAAAAATCACGGCGCTGGAAGCCGAAAACGTCAAGCGCATCAAGGCGGTGGCCTTTGCGCCGTCGCCCACCGGGCTCACCCTCGTGGGCGGCAACAACAATCAGGGCAAGACCAGTGTGCTGGACGCGCTGGCGTGGGCCCTGGGCGGGGAGCGCTTCCGCCCGGACGCCGCCCAGCGGGACGGCGCAGTCGCCCCGACGCACCTCAAGGTCACCCTGTCCAACGGGGTGGTCGTGGAGCGCAAGGGCAAGAACGCCAGCCTGACCGTCACCGACCCCACGGGCCGCCGCAGCGGCCAGCAGCTGCTCAACGCCTTTGTGGAGCCGCTGGCCCTCGACCTGCCCCGCTTCATGGACGCCAGCGACAAGGAAAAGGCTGACATCCTGCTGCGCATCATCGGCATTGGGGCCGAGCTGCACACCCGGGATCTGGAGATCAAGGGCCTGTACGACAAGCGCACCTTCACCGGTCAGCTGGCCGCCCAGAAAAAGCACTTTGCCGAGGAAATGATCTCCTACCCGGAAGCCCCGGACGAGCCGGTGAGCGCCTCCGAGCTCATCCGCCAGCAGCAGGACATTCTGGCCCGGAATGGCGAGAACCAGCGCCTGCGGGCCCAGTATGCAGAGCTTGAACAGCAGGTGCAGCAGTGTGTGGACGAGCTGAAGCGCACCCGGGAACGCATTGCCACACTGCAGCAGCTGGCAGATGAACTGGACGCCAAGCACACCAAGTTGTTCAATCAGCGGGAAACTGCAAGAAAGACCGTCTCCCAGCTGCAGGACGAATCCACCGCCGCGCTGGAAGCGTCCATCCGGGACATCGAAGAGACCAACCGCAAGGTGCGTGCCAACCTCGAAAAGGCCCGCGCCGAGGACGAGGCCGCCCAGTACGCCAGCGACTACGACAAGCTGACCGGCCAGATCGAGGACAAGCGTGCCGAGCGCATGGCCCTGCTGAACGGCGCCGACCTGCCCCTGCCGGGCCTCAGCGTGGAGGACGGTGTCCTTACTTACAACGGCAAGCGCTGGCGGGACATGTCCGGCAGCGACCAGCTGCGGGTGGCCACGGCCATCGTCCGCCGTCTGAACCCGGACTGCGGTTTTGTACTGCTGGACAAGCTGGAGCAGATGGACCTGACCACCCTGACCGAGTTTGGCCGCTGGCTGGAAGCAGAGCACCTGCAGGCCATCGCCACCCGGGTCTCCACCGGCAGCGAGTGCCAGATCATCATCGAGGACGGCATGGTCAAGGACGCCGTGCCGCCCGAAGAGAAGCCCCAGCCCCGGAGCTGGACGAAAGGAGCGTTTTAAATGAGCAAGTATGCAGTCACCAGCGGCATCCAGACCGCCCCCGTCAAAACCGTGCTGTACGGCCCGGAGGGCATCGGCAAAAGCACCTTTGCCTCCCACTTCCCGAGCCCGGTGTTCATCGACACCGAGGGCGGCACCAAGCGCCTGAACGTGGCCCGCCTGCCCCAGCCCACCAGCTGGGCCATGCTGCTGGACGAGGTGGCCGAGGTGCGCAAGGGCAGTGTACCCTGCGGCACGCTGGTGCTCGACACCGCCGACTGGGCAGAGCGCCTGTGCATTCAGGCCGTGTGCGCCCGCGCCAAGGTGAACGGCATCGAGGATTTTGGCTATGGCAAGGGCTACACCTACGTCAAGGAAGAGTTTGCCAAGCTGCTGGACGCGCTGGAAGAGGTGCTCAACGCCGGGCACAACGTGGTGGTGCTGGCCCATGCGGCCATCACCAAGTTCGAGCAGCCGGACGCCGTGGGCAACTACGACCGCTGGAGCATGAAAACCTCCAAGCAGGTGGCCCCGCTGCTGCGGGAATGGTGCGACATGCTGCTGTTTGCCAACTACAAGACCGTGGTGGAAAAGGCCGGCAGCGGCCCCAACGCCAAGAACAAGGCCAGCGGCGGCCGCCGGGTGCTGTACACCACCCATCACCCCTGCTGGGACGCCAAAAACCGCTTTGGCCTGCCGGAGGAGCTGCCCTTTGACTACGCATCCATTGCAGCCTGCATCCCCGGAAGCAGTGCCCCAAAGGCTCCCTCCCAGAGGGAGCTGTCACCGCAGGTGACTGAGGGCGTTCCCGCGCCGAGCGCCGGGGCCGACATCCTACCCAGCCCCGCGCCGCAGCCCCAGCCGCCCCGCGAGGAAGTGCCGCCCGCCCTGCTCACGCCGGACCTGATCGCGCTGGGCGTGCCGGAAAAGCTGGCCCCGCTCATGAGCGCCAACAACGTCACCCCGGAAGAACTGCAGGCCGTTGTGGGCCAGCGCGGGTATTTCCCGGAGGACATGCCCATCCGGGATTACCCGGCTGATTTCGTAGAGGGCTGTCTGGTGGCCGCATGGCCCCAGGTGCTGCAGATGGTGCTGGACAGCCGTGATCTGCCGTTTTAACCCTCTCACCGCTTCGGTCTGGTCTTGCCAGCGCCTTGCGGAGCTCCCCCGAAGGGGAGCCAACCCTCTCACCGGGCCCGTCCGCCTGGCGGCGGCGCAGCCCCGGAGCTCCCCCGAAGGGGGAGCCAAGAATCAATGAAGAAAAGGAGTTTTACTTATGAATGACATGAACACTGAAGGCCGCGCATTCGGCTGGGATGACGAATTTACCAACGAACAGCAGGAGTTCGTCCTGCTGCCGGAGGGGGATTACCCCTTTGAGGTCACCGGCATGGAGCGTGCCCGCTATGAGGGCGGGGCCAAGCTGCCGCCCTGCTCCATGGCAAAACTGACCCTGCGCATTTATGGCGGAGCCAAGGGCGACACCACCGTGACCCACCGCCTGTACCTGCATACCAAGACCCAGGGTCTGCTGGGCGCGTTCTTTGAGAGCATCGGCCAGTGCAAGCGCGGCGAGACCTTCCGCCCCCGCTGGAACGAGGTGGTAGGCAGCAAGGGCCTGTGCCGCCTCGGCATCCGGGAGTACACCAAGCAGAGCGGCCCCCACGCAGGCGAGACCGGCCAGAGCAACGAGGTGACCCGCTTCCTGCCGCCGCCGGAGCCCACGGCCGCGCCTGCCCACGGCTGGACACAGGGGGCGTTTTAAATGGCAAAGACGCAAGCCCTGCGCCCCTACCAGCAGGCCGCACGGGATGCCATCCACACCGAGTGGGAGAACGGCCACACCCGCACCTTGCTGGTGCTGCCCACAGGCACCGGCAAGACCATCGTGTTCGCATCGGTGGCCGCCGATCAGGTGCGTGCCGGGGACCGGGTGCTCATTCTGGCGCACCGGGGCGAGCTGCTGGAACAGGCTGCCGACAAGCTGCAGCGTTCCACCGGCCTTGTCAGCGCCGTGGAAAAGGCCGAATCCACCTGCCTGGACAGCTGGTTCCGGGTGGTGGTGGGCAGCGTGCAGACCCTGCAGCGCACCGCCCGGCTGGAACGCTTCCCGCAGGATTATTTCGGCACCATCATCATCGACGAAGCGCACCACGCCATCACCGACGGTTACCGCCGCATCCTGGACTACTTCAGCGGGGCCAAGGTGCTTGGCGTCACCGCCACGCCGGACCGCGGCGACATGCGCAATCTGGGAGAGGTGTTCGACAGCCTGGCCTTTGAGTACAAGCTGACCGACGCCATCAAGGAGGGCTATCTGTGCAAGATCATGGCTCAGACCATCCCGCTGCAGCTGGATATTACATCCGTGACCATGAGCGGCGGCGACTACGCCGTGGGCGACCTGGGCACAGCCCTTGATCCGTATTTGGAGCAGATCGCCGCCGAAATGGCTCGGCGCTGCAAGAGCCGCAAAACGGTGGTGTTCCTGCCGCTGATCAAGACCAGCCAGAAGTTCCGGGACCTGCTCAACGCCCACGGCTTCCGGGCTGCCGAGGTCAACGGCCAGAGCGACGACCGCAGGCAGGTGCTGGCCGACTTCGACGCCGGCAAATACAATGTGCTGTGCAACTCCATGCTGCTCACCGAGGGCTGGGACTGCCCCTCCGTGGACTGCGTGGTGGTGCTGCGGCCCACCAAGGTGCGCAGCCTGTACAGCCAGATGGTGGGGCGCGGCACCCGCCTTTCCCCGGGCAAGACCGACCTGCTGTTGCTGGATTTCCTGTGGATGACCGACAAGCACGAGCTGTGCCGCCCGGCAGACCTGGTCTGTGAGGACCGCACTGTGGCCCGCCAGATGACCGAGCATCTGGCCGAGACCGGCTGCCCGGAGGACATCGAGGAGGCCGCCGCCCAGGCCAGCGAGGACGTGGTGGCCCAGCGGGAAGAAGCCCTTGCCAAGCAGCTGGAAGAGCAGCGCCGTAAAAAGGCAAAACTGGTGGACCCGCTGCAGTACGAAATGAGCATTCAGGCCGAAGATCTGGCCGGGTATGTGCCCGCCTTTGGCTGGGAGGCCGGTCCGCCCAGCGAGCAACAGACCGCCGCGCTGGAAAAGCTGGGCATCCTGCCGGACGCAGTGGAATCCGCCGGCAAGGCCGCCCTGCTGCTGGACCGCCTGAACAAGCGCCGGGACGAGGGCCTGACCACGCCCAAACAGATCCGCTGTCTGGAAAAGTACGGGTTCCAGCATGTGGGCACCTGGAGCTTTGAGGCCGCCCGCCACATGATCGATCGCATAGCGGCTCAGGGCTGGCGCGGCGTGCCCAAGGGCGTGAACCCCCGCACCTATACCCCCGCTGCGGAGCCGCCTGCTGCAGACAGTCCTTTTGATTTTGGATGGTAACGTGAATGGACAATGCGAATGAACTCAAAGAAGCGCTGGATTTTCTCAGCCCGTCCGCCCTGACCTACGACGAATGGATCCTGGTGGGCATGGGCCTGAAGGAAGCCGGCCTGCCCGTGGAAGCATGGGAACAGTGGAGCGCCCGGGACGGGGGCCGCTACCACAAAGGCGAGTGCGCCAAGAAGTGGGCCAGTTTCCACGGCGGCGGGGGCAGCCCCGTCACGGCCAGCAGTATCTTTCAGCTGGCCTATTCCAGCGGATGGAGAGGCCCTGCCGGCCATGCACTGGACTGGAACGACGACATCTCCGCCGGGACGAACCACACAGACGGCCAGCTGGTAGACCCCCGTTGGGTGGAAGCCCACGATCTCGCCCTGCCGGAACAGTGGGACCCTGTGGACCAGCTCAGGCGCTACCTGCAGGCCCTGTTTGAAGAGGACGAGTATGTGGCCTATGTCACCGAGAGTTTCATGGCCGACGACAAACGCCGCCCGGCCAAGGGCAGCTGGACCCGCACCGCCGGGCAGCTCCTTGCCGAACTGGGCACCTGCGGCGGGGATCTCGGCAAGGTGCTGGGTGACTGGGACCCGGAGGTGGGTGCCTGGATCTGCTTCAACCCCGTGGACGGCACAGGCCGCAAGGACGCCAACGTCACCGCCTACCGCTACGCCCTTGTGGAGTGCGATAACATGGAGCTGGGCAAGCAGCAGGCCATTATCAAGCAGCTGGAGCTGCCCTGCGCCGCGCTGGTGTACTCCGGCGGCAAGAGCGTCCACGCCATCGTCAAGGTGGACGCCCCGGACTATGCCGAGTACCGCAAGCGGGTGGATTACCTC